TTGCACAAGAAGTATCCGCTGACTTGGTGTTCGATGACAGAAACAGACTCATCATCGCTCGCTCCAAGCATGTGCCCATCGGTACGTACCACCTAAGCGATGCGGATAAGCGGCGCAGGGTGGAGGCTCGACAAGAGTACGAGGTGCTGCTCGACATGGCGATGACACGGGCAGATGAGTTCGTGGAGATAGCCATTGCCGCTGCCAAGCCCGGCCACTACGCAGGCAAGCCGTTCAGTTCGGTCATCAGCAGCAGCAACTCAGTCCCCTTCGGCTTACAAAAACGTCTTGCCGTGGATACGTGGGGGACAGATGATTTCGAGCGGTTCTTCCGCATGGCCGGGGATGTTGTGCATCACATGCATGCTCGTTGGTTGATGGGGATGCGCGACATCCCCTTCGTCCTTGATCCCATCAAGTACAGGGCAGCGCTGCTGGGGCAGATGATGAAGTACGCACGCCTAACCCACAGGTCTGGCATCACCCACCTGCCTCAGTTCCCCGAGAAGCTGCCCCGTGAATTCTTTTCCCTCAAGTCAGGAGATATCCTATGACCTAAGCACATCAACCACACCACAATCTATCTACACAACGGGGACACGATGTCCCCGCATCAAACCAAAGAGAGAAGCAAATGACTACAGCTATTAAGTTCTTGACGTTCAGCCAAACCCTGTCCCTCATCAAGGCAGTGGGCCACAAGCGTACTGTGCTGGTGGTGGGTGAGAACGGCATCGGCAAGACTGCCCTACACGCAGCGCTCAAGGCCGACCCTAAGTTCGCCAACCACATAGCGGTTGACCCCATCGACTGCACACAGATGAGCGATGGCTCAGTGTGGATGCCTGACCTTGACCGTGAGGCTGGCATCTCCCGTGAGTTGCCCAACGAGCGCTTCGGGTTGAGCAAGACGAACCAGAAGGGTATGCCCGGTGCGCGTCCGGTGTTGGTGTTCTTGGATGAGGTGCTGAAGTGCCCGCAGTACATCAAGAACACCATCGCACCGATCATCTACGACAGACGGCTTGGCACCTACCACTTCCCCGAGGGTAGCGTGGTGGTGGGCGCTAGCAACATGGCGGTCGAGGGGTTGGGCGATGTGATTCAGCCACATCTGCGCAGTCGGTTGATACTGGTTCACATGCGCAAGTCCACACAGATTGAGTGGCAGCGTGACTTTGCTATTCCGTTCAGGCTCAACGCGACGGTGATTGCGTGTACTCGTGAGCACCCCGAGATGTTCGACTCGTTTATGGACTACGAGCCGGGGGGTAGGAAGGAGAAGCTGAACATCCTCAAGGACAACGGCATGATCAACAACCCACGAGGTGGCAACAACGAGGCGTTCGTCAATCCGAGATCACTGCACGCAGCATCGGATATCGTGAACGAGTACGAGCAGGGGTTGATTGATGATGAGACGTTGGAGGTGGCGTTGGATGGCACCATCGGGCCTGTTGCTCGTGCGTTCATGGCATCGTTCATCAGGTTCGGGGCACAGATCACGCCCATCGAACGGGTACTGGCTGACCCTGAGCATGCACCGCTGAGCGACAACCCCAACGTGCAGATGATTCAGATACTGAAGTTCGTCACACAGACCAGCGACCGCACTACTGCGGACGGTGTGATCCGGTACATCGAGCGCATGCGTGGTGAGATGCAGTCGATGTTTTGCAACGAGGTTAGCTGCTCACCCAAGAGCATCCCTTACTTCCTGACCAACACCAAGTTCGTAATGATGCAGAAGCAGCATCGCAGCAAGTTCGCATAACTAGATAGGAGAAAGCAATGTCAACATCATGGGAAAGACTTACGCTACATGAGCGTATCGAGGCAGTCAACACCGACTGCATGCGGCATAAGGACTTCGCCTCTCTGGGTGGGGTCATTATGATGGGCAAGGTGCAGATCACCGACCACAAGACGGCTTGCACCAACGGGCTGGACGTTCACTACGGGGATGAGTTCATCGCTCCGCTCAACCGCAAGCAGTTGCGGTATCTCGTGCTGCACGAGAATGGACACAAGGGGTTCAAGCACTGCACCCTGCCCGAGTACAAGCGGATCAGCAAGAAGTATCCGCGTCTGTCCAACCAAGCGATGGACTACGTGATCAATGGGTTCATCGAGGAGCTTGACCCTCGGTTCGTATTCGTTGAGCGCCCATCACAAGGGCTGTGCGTTGACGTTAAGTATCGCGGCAAGTCCTTCATCGAGATACTGGACGAGTTGGTCACGAAGGAGGAGAAGGATGGGCGTGACCCCAAGGGGCCAGCCGAGCCGGGAGATGGTGAGCCGTTCGATGAGCACATCGACGGTGATGGTGAGTTCAGCCCGGAGGAGCAGGAGGAGATAGGCAAGAAGGTAGATGATGCGCTGCGCCAAGGTGAGATGCTGGCTAAGCGTCTGGCTGGTCAGGGTGCCGGGGGTAGGGATATCTTCGGGCTCAAGCAAGCACGCGAGACTGACTGGCGCGATGCACTGCGGGACTTTATCCAGACCATATGCGTAGGGGATGAGCAGTCACGCTTCTGCCCGCCCAACAAACGCCTACTGGCTAGCGGGTTCATCATGCCCTCACACTTCAGCGAGACTACAGGAGAACTTCTTGTGGCGTGTGATACATCGGGGTCAATGTCCCCTTACTACTCCGCGCTGTTCGGTGAGGTGGCACGCATCTGCGAGACGGTCAAGCCTGACTTGGTGCGTGTGGTCTGGTGGGACACGGCTGTGTGTGGTGAGCAAGTGTTCAAGGCCGGGGACTATGGCAACATCGCGGGCTTGCTCAAGCCCAAGGGTGGCGGGGGTACTGATCCCGGTTGCTTGGTGCGATACGTTGCAGCGAAGCAGTACAAACCCAAGGCTATCGTGTGGCTGACTGATGGCTACCTCGATGGGTCTGCGGGCGTTACATCCATCCCCTCACTGTGGGGGGTCATCAACAATGCCAGCTTCAAGCCGCCATCGGGCAAGGTGCTGCGCATCCGTGTCTAAGGGAAAACACCTACGAAATAGAAAGTCAAGCACTAGACACCACATGTCAAAATCGGGGCTTCGGCCCCATAATTATTCGTGAGAAGCAAATGACCAACAACACAATGCCCCGTTACAACATCGACTCCTGCGCCCTGATCGTGGAGTTCTCAGCCCCTGTGTGGACGGCGCGCAAGCTCGACCGCACCACCACCGACGAGGTGGTGAGCAACAAGAACGCAGCAGCGAAGGATGCTGCCCGTGTCAACAAGCACTTGCTGGCAGGACGTAGTGAACTGGATGTCATCACCACTATGGTCAACCGCGCCCGTAGCTGGGTGAACACCAACACCTTGCCCTGGTCAGACAACGGTCAGCGCTTGCTGCCCGCCAACCAGTTCTTGGCGTTCGATAAGAAGCTGAAAGAGTTTGAGGTGGAGTTCAATCAACGGGTGTCGGACTTCATCACGATTTATCCATCGCTCATCACTGCGCAGGCTATGGCATTGGGGGATATGTTTAGGCGTGATGATTACCCGCTGTCTACTGACTTGCCGCGCAAGTTCTCGTTCAGATTCAACTATCTGCCTGTACCTACGATGGGCGACTTCCGCATCAACGTAGGTAATGAGGCCCAGCGCGAGATACAAGAACAGATGCAGAAGCTGGCAGATAAGCGCGTGGACGAAGCGATGGCCGATATTAAGGAGCGGTTGCGCGATCACATGAAGCGCATGTCAGACAGGCTGACCACCGACGAGGTGGATGGTGAAGTCAAGAAGCGTAGGTTTCACGACACCGTTATTGATGGTGCGTTGGAGTTGTGCGACCTTATTAAGAGCATGAATCTGACTAATGATCCGGGCCTTGAGGACGCACGTAAGTCCTTGGAGATGGCGCTAGTTGGCATCACGCCCGTGGAGATTCGCAAGAATGAGGCGATTCGGGAGGATTTGAAGAAGGAAGTTGACAGCATCTTGGACAAGTTTTCGTTCTAATATAGGAGAAACAAAATGACTACAGTTAAACACCCACACTCGAAATCCAACGCAGCCAAGATCAGGAAGCTGATCTTGCAAGGCGAGTTATCCAACAAGGTTATCGCCGACAAGGTGCATTGCCCTATTGCCTACGTGTATAGCGTGCGGATGAACATGAAGAAGAAGGTAGGCATTGCTAGCTTGCCTAGCGTGACGGACGCAACACCCCCCAGCGAAGCTTTTATGTTCGCAATGTCTCAAGGTAAGCGCGGGCCTGGACGCCCCCGCAAAGACGCCCTGGTCACTGCCCACAGGACTGCGGTTGCCAACGGTGTAGGCAAGATGCAGCACATAGCTACCTTCCTCCCCGACCATGAGCTTGCCGAGGCGATGAGTAAGGTGGAAGACGACCGGGTTGAGCGTAAGCACTTGAAGCAATCGTTCATGGCAGTTGTTGCGATGGCAGTGCTGCTCGCTTCTGTACTTGCATACACGTTTACGAAATGATCAGCTACCAGAAGCACACGAAGGAGTCTCTGAAGCAGCGTTGGTTCTACAATCAGCCCGCTGCTCCGCAGGAGCATTGCCCCTACAAAGGGTTTACTGTTCCATGTCCCCCAGAGAAGTTATGGCAACCGATACTAGCGCAAAAGAAATGACGTACCACAGTGGTACACCACCTAGTCTTGGGTGGTGGCCCACCAGCCCACATGTAGTACGCTGGTGGGATGGGGAGAACTGGAGTTGGCCTTGCATGGACAGCGACAACGTTCACTGGGCCAAGTATTACAGCGCGAAGATTGATCAGAAACAAGAAGGCATACGCTGGGCCAAGCGCCCAGCTAATTGGCCGGAAAGAAGTAGAACTTGAAATGTCCTGATTGTGGAGCGCCAGCCGGTGTACTAGAGACAAGGCAGCGCCCCAATAACTCTACATGGAGAAGATACAAATGTTACAACGAACACAGATTCAGCACAACGGAACAACTAAGCGGTTCCCACGCACACTTGACCAAGCCTTTAATCAAGGAGCCGATTATGGCTGCTCTATAATTTGCTATAAAAACCATTGGTCATGGGTGACCCGCGCCGTTGCATTCATCCTGTGGGTGCTTGCCCTTGCATGGGGAGCGACACTGTGGACTTGAAGCAGCAGCTTAAGCGGGACGAAGGAGTAGTGCGCCATGCGTATACGGATTCTCTTGGTTTCACCACTATTGGTTGCGGGCGTCTTATTGATGTTCGCCGGGGGGGTGGTCTTAGCCCTGACGAAATTGATTATCTCCTCAATAACGATATTAAAGAGAAGACTGCGCAGGTACTGGCGGCGCTTCCGTGGGCGTCCAAGCTGAACGAACCTCGCTTTGCCGTACTGGTGAACATGGCATTCCAGATGGGGCTGCGTGGGTTGCTGGGGTTCAAGCGCACATTGGGTAGCATTGAGGACGGTCAGTACTTTGAGGCTGCTGTAGAGATGTTAAAGAGTACGTGGGCTCAACAGACATCCACCCGTGCGCATAGGTTGGCAACGCAGATGGAAACAGGAGAATGGCAATGAGTCTTGACCCCCTCACCGCTGCGCTAGACGCAGGGAAAACTATCCTCGACAAAATCTGGCCTGATGCCGGAGAGATGGAGCGCAGCAAGGTTCAGATGGCACTCGCTATCTACGCTGGTCAAGCAGAGATCGTCAAGGCAGAAGCACAGTCAGAGCATTGGCTTGCTGCTTGCTGGCGTCCCATCCTTATGCTGACATTCGGCGGGCTGATCGTTGCCCGCTGGTTGGGTTGGTCTGCGCCTAATATAACGGAGGCTGAAGTCCTGAAGCTCTGGAGTATCGTGGAGTTAGGTCTTGGTGGTTACGTCATCGGGCGCAGCGTCGAGAAGATTGTGCCTGCTATAGCTGGAGCGTTGAAGAAATGAGTATCTACCTCGCAGGGAACCCCGCCGCCGCTGAGAGATCACGGCAATGGCGTAAGCGCACGGGGCTGAAGCTGTCTAAAGCACCACTTACTGGTGTGTTTGGTATGGCCTTACCAAAAGGTTTTGACCACACTCAGGTGTACTGCATAGGGCGAAGTCGGGTGATACTTACTGAACCTTATGGGAACGGCCATGATTTATTAGAAGAACTCTATAAGCTTGCAAGGCAGTTTGCATGGAGGAATATTGAGTACTGCGTAGGCGATAAAGATCGCAGCATATGGAACCCCGGTAATTGCACCCCCGTACTGATTGGGGTAGGTGGTCATGGGTTTGATCTTTTTAATCTGCTTAATATGCTTCCCATGACCCGCCATAGACTACTTAAAGAACTCCTGCCTGGGTTGAACGCTTTGTTTGGTATGGATTATGAGGCGTTGAAGAAATGAACGAGAACATCCAGAAGCTGTGCAAAGAACTCTTGCACTACGACGACATGATCTTTGGGTGGGAGGATACGGTAAACCGTGCCGCTGAAGCTATCATCAAGGAGTGCGCTGAACTTGCGGAGGAATGTTATTGCGGCGATACCGTTAAGTCTCTGATTTTTAATCACTTTGGGATTGAGCCATGAACGAACGAATTAGAAAACTAATGGACGGCTGCTTCGACATTACCGTTGACCACCGTGGGCGTGAGGAATGTTGCGCTGACTACATCAACGTGCAGAAGTTCGCCGAACTTATTGTCCGGGAGTGCGCCGAGTTGAGCACCAACTATCCCGGAAACGTCAAGCTGCTGATCTGTAACCACTTTGGGATTGAGCCATGAACGACAACCCGTGGCTGATTGCAGGGGTCATAGACCGCACCAGGGAAATGGCAAAAGAACTTGGTTTTAGGCTTGAACCTGGATCGTATAACACCATCGAGATCAGGGCAGACAACCCACCCTACGGCAAGAACGTAATGCTTGCCAGATTAGAGGATTGGCCGACAGCAAACTTGTACTTGCAGGGCTACCGACAAGGGAAGCTGGAGATGACTGCGCTGGCAAAGTCTAAGAAGGAGAAACCGTAATGTCCTACGACTGGGGGAAAACTGAAGGGGAGGAAGACCTGCCCGAACCTGAACACATTGATAGTGAGAACTGCTGGTGTGAAC